CTATTACCAGCAATTAATACTGATGTTAAAGTATCCGTAGGTATTACTGGTGGATATGCAGAATTATTAATAGTAGTTAAATTAATATTATCAACATTTAAAATATCATTATTATTCATATTAATATTAGATGCTCCCGCACTATTACCAGCTATTAATACTGATGTTAAAGTATCCGTAGGTATTACTGGTGGATATACTGAACCATTTATGGTTGAAACTCCTAAATCATTTAAATTTGTTATGTTTAAACCGCCCGCATTATTACCAATTGTTAATACACTTGTTAAATCTTGGTCTCCAGATGGTGGCGGGATGTTATTAATTTGTTGTTGTAAATTATTAATCTTTTGATTAAGCTGATAATTTGAATAACTCATCTAAATATATATTATAACTTATATTTTATTAAATTAAAAATTTATTATTTAAAATAATCTAGTCTAGATTATATATATGAATTCTATAGTTGAAGGAAAGATGATGGGACGAGGATTAAGTGAAGGAAGTCTAAAACTCTATGAGGCGAACTTAAAAAGGTTAAATGGTGGTAATGAAATTAAAAATCTTAATTTTTTAAAAGATACAGAAAGTATAATTAAACAAATTAAAGAAAAAAAGGATACAACAGCAAGAAGTTATATTATAGCGATTTGTTCAATTCTTAAAAATGATTTGAAAATGCAAAAACCATATGATATATATTATAAATTACTTATTGAATATAATGACAAACTTAAAAATAATAATACTAAATCAGAAAAGCAAAGTGAAGAATGGATTTCACAAGATGAAGTTAAACAAAAATATAATGAATTAGAAGAAGAAATTAAACCATTATTTTCAAAAAAGAATATAACTACTGATGATTATAATAAATTATTATCTTATGTTGTATTATCTTTGTACGTATTACAACCACCTAGGCGTAATCTTGATTATTTAAAAATGTTAGCAGTTTCTAAGTATAAAGGAACTGAAAATAAGGATTTTAATTATTTTGATATTTCTGGAAAGAAGATGATATTTAATAATTATAAAACTAAAGGGACATATCAAAGTCAAGAAATTGATGTTAATGATAAATTATATTTAATTCTTTGTGCTTGGATTAAGAAATTTAAAATAAGATATTTAATATTACAAAAATTAGATGGTTCAGAAATTGATAAAAACGGGATTACAAAAATATTATATAAAATCTTTAATAAAAAGATCGGTTCTAGTATGTTAAGGAATATCTATCTTACTGATAAATATAGTAATGTTAATGATGAAAAAGTTAATGATGCAAAAATGATGGGTACTTCAACTAATGTTATTGATAGTCAATATACAAAGAATGATTAAATAAGAATTATGAAACAAACTACTTAATAAAACTATTTTACATGTAAAATAGTTTTATTATGGATATTAATATAAAATAGTATGATTAATATATAAATTTTATTACGGGATTTTGTAAAATTACGTAATTTTGCCCTAATTTAAGAAAGTATTCTCGGGAAAGTAAAATATAAGAAAACTTTATGATTTCGGGGCAAAATTACGTAATAATTTGGAAATCGCGTAATAAGTATAAAAAAATATTTAAGCTATTGGAACCCAATGACATACTAAAATATCAGGTGGTATACCTCTTTCTTTAGATTCTCTTTTAATTAATTTTTCATAATCAGTTAGATCATAACCAGCCTTTGAACAAAGTATACGGGCTATTATATGACGACCACACGTACACACATCAGGATTATTATTTTGTAATTTTAAAGTTGAAAAAATAGGATTCTTACTGCTCTTCATTATTCTTGTTAAATAATCATCTTTTTGATTTAACATATTATTTATAAATTTTGGAATATATTTTAATTCACCTTTATGTGTTTTTCCATATGAATCAAAAAATTCTAATGTATCACCTTTACGAATTAAACAACACCAATGACCTACTGATGGTTCTGACTCTAATAATAATATCCTAAAATCATCTTTATCAGGCATTAATTCATCAATAGTATTATAATTTTCCAATTCACTATATTTTAATATTTTATCTTTTACACCTAATCCAAAATTACGTACTAAATCATCTTCTGATGCCATCTTCTTCAATTCAATTTTATATTTTTCAATTGCTTTATCTTTTGACATATATATTATATGTTGTATATTAATTTAAATTAAATTTTATAATTTAATTTAGATTATTAGATTTTTTTAATTTATAAAGTTCTTTCCTTCTTATTGAAATTTTTTCTTTATTAGCATCATAAAATTCTTTTTGATGATTCTTTATTTTATCATTATTAATATTATAATAATCTTTACTTTGTTTATTTATTTTTTCTTTATTAGCTTCTTTATATTCCTTTATTGTTCTGGATGGTATATTTTTGTTTATACATTCATTATTTTCAATATAATATCTTTCTCTTGCTCTTAACTGTTCTTTATTCTCACAATTAAAATTTTCAACTAATATAATATTATAATTATCATTTTCAATAATTTTATAAGATGTCATATTAGTTCCTTTGTTATCTTTATATTTATTATAATCTTTCTTATGTCCACTTTTACGTTGTGATAATGGTTGTATAGTTGAACCGTAATAAATTAATCCTGTATTATTACATACAAGCTTATATATTTTACTATTATTATATCTATTCATGTAATAATATGTATTAATATATCTTTATGTGGTTTTTTATGGTTTAAAATAAAATAATCTAGTTTTTTTTAAAATTGCGTTTTTTAGATTATTTATTTTCTATTCTATATTAATATATAAAATGGTCGGCTTCTATCCAGAAGATAACCGTAGGGGTTTAATTGAACAAGGTAAAGTATTACCAATAATAAGAGAATTCTTTAATAAAGATATTACTGAAATTGAAAACACAAAATCACCATTTGATTATGAATGTAGTAAATATTATTATGAATTAAAAACAAGAACAAATGCAAAAGATAAATACCCTACAACATTAATATCTAAAAATAAAATAGGTGGTTCTAAACGATCAATATTATTATTTAAATATACTGATTGTTTATGTTATATAAAATATAAGAAGGAATTATTTGATACGTTTGAAATAAAGAAATTTGATAGGAATATGAAATCATCAAATAAAAGTGAATATATATATATACCAATTGAACATTTAAAAGTAATAGAAAGATATGATGATTTTTTAGAATAATAATTAAAAAATTTAAAAAAATATTCTAATTATATATATATACAAATGTCTATACAAAGTTTTATTAATAGTCCATTCAATAAATCTAACTCAACTATACCAGCTACACCAGCACCACCTCTTGAAATAGTTAACTTAAAACCACCAGGTGTAGGAGGTTCTATTGCAATATTGCCAGCTAATCCTGGAGGCTTAAATATAGGAAAAGTTAATGCAATATATAATGCAGATGGAACAACACGCACATTATTTGTTCCAGCAGGAACTTATAACGCAACGCTATACCTTCCTATAATACCAACATCTAATGATTCAAGTATTAGTAGTATGCAAGCCGTAATAGTTAATAATGCTACAGGCGATGTTGTATTATCATCTTCAACTGAATCATATGTCGTTACAAATGTAGATTTCTCCGTATTTGTATTTGATGTTGAAGATTTAATTACAATTCCAGCGGACATAACTGTAAGATTTGAAGTCTGGTATGCAGACGCAACACAGCAATTTGCTGTTTCAAATAGAGATAGCCCATTTAGTGATTCCGAACCTTGGAATCCATATCTACGATTAAATTCATTTAAACTTCCATTAGCTCCTCAATTACCAGCTTTTTAAAAAAATTTATATTATATTAATATTACAAATATTAATATAAAATATAATCTAATTCTATATTATTCATCAGAAATAATCTATTTAAAGAAATGATAACTTATAATAATAAATGACAAATAATAACAAAGATTATTCTAAAACTAAGATTTATAAAATATGGTCTCCTTTAGGTGATAAAATATATATTGGTTCAACAACAAAAGAATATTTAAGCCAAAGAATGACAACACACCGATATACATATAATAAATATAAAAAAACAAATAAAGAATTTATTACATCATTTATTTTATTTGATGAATATGGATTAGAAAATTGTATAATTGAATTATTAGAAGCTAAAGAATGTAATAATATAAATGAAGCTAAACAATTAGAAGGTGGATATATTAGAAATCTAGAATGTGTTAATAAAAATATAGCAGGTAGAATATATAAAGAATATTATGAAGATAATAAAGAAGTAATTAATACACGACATAAAGAATATTATGAAGATAATAAAGATGTAATCAATACACGACATAAAGAATATTATGAAGATAATAAAGATGTTATTAATATTCAACAAATTAAATATAGAAATAATAATGAAGAAAAAATGAAAAAGCATTATGAAAATAATAAAAATGAAAATAACATAAGAGCTAAACAATATTATGAAGATAATAAAGATAAAATAAAAAAATATCGTGAAGCAAATAAAGAACGAATGAAACTATATTATGAAACAAACAAAGAACGAATTAATGAACAAAAAAGAATAAATAAGCAATTGAAAAAAGAACAAAAAATGACAAATATTAATAATCTAATATAAGATTAAATATTTTATATAATCTAGATGTATTTAGATTATATAAAATTGATTTTAGATTATTTTAAGATTTATTTTAGTGATAATTTATAAATTATCACTGAAATCTAAAATAAATAATCTAAAATAATCTAAAATAATCTATATTTACATTATATTACATGATAATGTAGAATTAGATTATAATACATTTAAAAATTAATTAGTTTAAAAATAATTTAATTAATTTTATCTATATAATTATATATGACAACTGCTCAACCTAGATATTTAGCCGATACAATTTATTATGATATGGTTATTAGTAATCTTAATAATACAAATACTAGACCACCTATAGCTTATTATAATGAAACTAGAAGTTCGCCCATTGTATACGATCCATTTAAGTATGATTTAATTGTTGCTCGTTGGCAATTAGATACAAATTTCTTACCTATATTTATTCCACAAATTCAAACTGATACAACTAATCCTAATTTAACTATTTATTCAATAACTTTATCATATGGTAATATAATTGGTGCTCCCGCTTATTTACTTTATATTCCACAGAATAAAGTATCACAAATACCTCAACCACCTTCACTAAATTCTAATAAACTTCAAGATGATTCACAAGGATATTATGATATATATACTTATCAATATTGGATCTATCTAGTTAATAATACTTTTCAAACTGCTTATAATAATTTGGTTTTAGCTTGCATACCATATGGTACAGTTCTACCAAGTGCGTTTGCTCCTGTCATGACATTTGATACTCAAAATAATATAGCAATTATTAATGCTGATGTATTAGGATATAATATTAATGCTGGTGGAATCAAAATATTTTTTAATCAGGCTTTATCACAATTATTCAGTTCTTTCCCTTTCTTGATTGAAAGTTTTAATGATCCTTATAATAGAAACTTTTTATTACAAACAAATGTTTTCGCTGTTGCGAATCAATCTGATTATCCATCATTTGGAACTCCTCTTTTTACAGCTTATCAAATATTTCAGGAGTTTTCAACTATTTCAAATTGGAATCCTATAATGAGTATTGCTCTTGCATCCAATACATTACCAATATTACCAAATAATGAAGGTGTGCCAAGTCTAATAATAAATGGTGTATCACAACAACAAAGTGGAAACAATAATGTACAATCTCAAGTATTTACTGATTTTAGTACTGACGGTATATATAAACCTATGATCACATATATTCCAAGTGCTGAATATAGACGTATTACATTAATTGGTGATAAACCAATATCTAATATAGATATTTCTGTATATTATAAAAATAGACGAGGTAATTTAATACCTGTTTTACTTCCCGCTGGTTGTAGTATTACTATTAAGTTATTATTTGAAAAGAAACAAAAATATATAAATGAATAAAAATATTATAATTAATTTAAAAAAAATAAAAAATTTTTAAATTAATTAAATCTATATATTAATATATACTATGAGCGATTTAAAAACAGTTCTTATAAATGATAGCAGAATTGAAGATATTAGCGGTGAGATTTCATTTGCTATCCAGAGCGGACCACAGTCTAACAATTTCCAATCACAGATGGCGAACACGTCCTCTAATTCATCCCACAGTTGGCAGATAAATTTTCCGTCAGAAAACATCGTATGCGATAGGCGGTTTTTAATTGATACTAATGTAGAATATAATATAGTAGTTTCTGAAGTTCCTTCTGGTGAGGTTGCATTTGCTTGGGGACAAACTGATGGGTTTTCGCCTTATCCACTAAACGCCTCATATTTAACGCAGAGCGTTTTAATAAATAACTGTGGACTCTCGGTCAATACTCAAGATGTGATGGCATCATTACTTAGAATGAATGATCAAAGTATTCATACTGATTACGATGGGTGGACTCCTTCAATGGTTGATGATACTTACTACAATTACTCAGACGGTGTAGGGGCGAATAACAATCCATTAGGAACTATTAATAATAGTTCTTTTAATAATAAAATGCGTGGTCGCGGTGCTCATCCTTTAACCTCATTGGTTATCAAATATGCTCCACTTGGTGTACTACCTACTAATCCAACATCTAATGTTGTTTCTGCTAGTAATTTGGATAAATGGTATATTACTATTAATGCTCATTTTACTGAACCACTTTTGTTCCTTAGTCCATTCATTTCTAATCCTTGCGTTGCTAATGAAGCTGGTTTTTTGGGAATAAACAACGTGAGTTTTAATTTCGTAGTAGACAGTACTTTAAAACGTGTTTTCAGAACTTCTAATCCTTGGAAATTTGAATACTCCTTAGGAAATACTAACGGAAGTGGAAGTGGATTTAGTCAATTACAAATGCTTGTGAATTATCTTAGTGTTCAACCATCTCAATATGCAAAGATTAGTGCCCGTAATATTCTTCCACTTCTTCAATATGATAGATACCTTACAAATGGAAATAATAATCAATTACTCGCCCCAAATGCATCATTCAAATATACCTCATCTAATGTTGCCCTTAATCAAATTCCAGATACTATTCTTATTTTTGCTCGTGTTCCAATGTCTCAACAAAAATCAATTAATAGTGATTCTTTCTTTGCAATTGAAGGTGTTTCTATTAACTTTAATAACGTCTCTGGAATTTTGAGTTCTGCAAGTGTACAAGAATTATGGACACTTTCTAAAAAAGCTGGATCTTCTCAATCATATCTCGAATTCTTAGGAAAAGCTAATACATCCGCTGTTGGTGGTGGTATTAATACTATATCAACTACTGGGTCAATTCTTGCTCTCCAACCGTCATACTGCTTCAATTTACCAGAGTACCTTAGTGCATCGAGTTTGGGATCGTATAACTTGCAGTTCGATATAACTATTAGAAATCAATCACCATATACTGTAGCTCCTGAAATTGTTGTTTTAACCATTACTAGTGGCTATATGGTTGTCCATCAAGGAACTGCCCAATCTTTCACAGGCGTATTAAATAAACAGATGGTTATGGATGCGAAAGAAGGTTCTGCTGTTCCAAGACTTTCTCAATCTGATTATGAACGTTTAGTAGGTGGATCGATGCAAAATCGTGGTGTCGCTAATATGATGAAACATTTTAAAGCTCGTCGTGGTATGTCATCAAGTTCTTCAATGCCTTCTGGTGGTATCTTATCTGGTGGTATTCCAAGTGGTGGAAGACTTGGAAAATATATTCGTTAAATTTTAAAATAAAATAGTTTAGTTTTTTTAACTTATTAAATTAAAAAAACTATATAAACAATTATTATCTATACTAATATAATATGGATAATATTAATATTGAACTTGCTATCAAACAATATAAAAAACATTTGGAAGCTGTTAAGAAATATCAGAAAGAACATCCTGAAAAGATGAGTGAAAAAGCTAAAAAATATTATAAGAATATGAAGGAATCAAATCCTGATGCATATAAAAAAATGTTAGATATTAAAAAAGAAAAATATAAATTAAGAAAACTTAATAAAAATACTTTAGAAATTTCAAATTAATAAAATTACAAAATAAACTATATTGATAAAACTATTCTACATGTAGAATAGTTTTATTAGGAGTATTAATATAGTTATATTAAAATAATTTAGTTTAAGATTTTTTAAAAAAATAGTCTAGTTTTTTTAAATCTTTAAATACTAAGTTAAGAAAATTATTTAATTAAAATGTTCTAAAGAATTATTTTCTATGCTTATTATATAATGAACTTTCTAAATTTGACACTTGAACCCCGTGAAACTATTCTTAATGGAATTGTATTAAATGAACCTATTGACCTATCTATTTTAGATAAATTAATTAATTCTACTTTAATCAAAGAGACTTTTAATAATCCAATGTGTAAAAAATTATATACTAGTGAAAAAATTCAATTAGAAAAATATAGAGAATTAATCGTTAATGGAAAAGCAATTGTAAAATATAATAGAATTAAAAATTTTGAATTTGGACGTTGTAATCCTGATGGAGCATTAGGACTATTTAGTATTAGACGAGAAATTAGACATACATTAGCAAAGAATGAATTTGAAGATATTGATATTGATAATTGCCATCCAGTAATGTTAGAACAAATATTAACTAATAATAATATTAAATGTGAAGTATTAAGAGATTATATTTATAATCGTAATGATTGGTTTGATTTAGTTAGAAAAACATTTAAAATTAAAGAATTAACTAATGGTGATAAAACTTTAATGAAAGATATACCAAAAAATTTATTTATTAGAATTTTATTCGGAGGTGGTATTAGTTCTTGGTTTAGAGATTATAGAATTGACAACACCATTAAAATACCAAAGAAAATTAAGGATTTTATTGAGGAAGTTAAAATTATTATTAAATTTATTGCATCTAAAAATCCTTTATTAGTTGAAGCTGTTGAGAGACGAAAGAAAGAACAAGGTAAAGAAGATTATAATTTAGATGGTTCTGTATGTTCATTTTATTTACAAGAAAAAGAATGTATGATTTTAGAGAAAGTTTTCGTATATTGCAAAGAAAAGAAATATATTAAAAATAATAATTGCGTGTTATGTGCGGATGGTTTAATGATTTCAAAGAAATTATATAATGTTAGTTTATTAACTGAATTAAAACAATTAATTAAAGATGATTTTGGAGTTGATGTTAATTTTTCTAATAAATCAATGGACCAAGATTATTTAAATATTTTAGATAATAATTTAAATTTTGATTTATATAATCCTACCTTTACTACTGGTTTAATAGCCAATTATTTTAGAATACTTTATTCAAATAAATTTATATTCCGTTGTGATAATTTATATATTTTTAATGGTGTATATTGGAAAATTGATACTGATAAAAAATATAGTAGTTTACACAATTTTGTTGATACCAAATTTCATAATCAATTAGTTGATTATATTCTTAAAAAATTAGCTTATCAAAATCAAAAGATTGGATTAGTTGAGGTTGATAATGTTGAAGAACGTAAAAAACTTACTGATGAATTAGAACGACAAACTGATTTTTTAAATAATATTAATTCATCTTTAAGAACAGTTAAAAAACGTAAAGATTTTGTAGAAGATATTATTAAGAAGTTATCTAATAATTATATTGAATTTGATAATGAACCTTTTCTTATTGCGTTTGAAAATAAAATTTATGATTTACGAACGAGTAGTTTTATTGAACCTATATATAACCAATATATTAGTATTACAACGGGTTGGGAATGGGATAATACAATTGGTTTAAATAATAGGAAGCAATTAGAACTAATTATTGATAGTATTTTTCCTAATAAAGATGTTAGAGATTATTATTTAACAGCTTTATCAACTGGTTTATATGGTCATCAAATTGAGAAATTATTTGTAGCAAATGGAAGTGGAGGAAATGGAAAAGGTTTAATTAATTCTTTAATGATGTGTGCAGTTGGTAATTATGGATATAGAATTCCATCAAGTGTTTTATTAAATCCTATTAAAGAAGGAGGTAATCCAGCCGTAGCGAATATGCATAAGAAAAGATTTTGTTTAGGTCAAGAACCAGACGCAAACCAGAGAATATGTACAAGTACAATGAAAGAATTAACAGGTGATTCTGAAATTAATTGTAGACCATTATTTAGTAATGATACCAAAACAATTTTATATAATACTTTATTCTTAGAATGTAATGAATTACCTAAAATGGATGAAGTCAATGACGCAATTATTAGACGTACGCAAGTAATACCTTTTGTATCTAGATTCGTTGATGAACATTCATACAATTCATTCAGTGAAGAAGAGATTAAAACAAAAAATATTTTCAAAGGTGATTCTTACTATAAAACGGATGAATTTAAACATGATTATAAGCAAAGTTTAATAGTTATTTTATTAGAGTATTTTAAAGTATTCAAAGATAATAAATTTGAATTTGGTAAAGTTCCAGAAGATTGTAAAAATGCGGTTAAAGATTATTTATCAGTTAGCGATGATTTATTTAGTTGGTTTACTGAATTTTATGATACATCATCAGAATCAATTGTTTATTTAAATGATATTTGTAATTTATTTAAAAGTAGTAAATTCTATGATAATATGAATAAGAAGGATAAACGAGATTTAACGGATAAGAAATTTATTACAAAGTTCAGGTCATCACCATTTCTTGAAAAGAATATCAAAGAGAAAGATACAACTTATAATAAGGTATTTCATCGAAAACCATATATAGTTGGTTATAAATTAAAAGTAGAAGATGAAACATTAGGAACACAATATGATTTAGATATGTAAGTTAAATAATAAATAATTATTAGTAAATAATTATTTAATATATTAAATTCTATTACGGGATTTTGTAAAATTACGTAATTTTGCCCCAATTTGATAAAGTATTCTCGGGAAAGTAAAATATAAGAAAACTTTATGATTTCGGGGCAAAATTACGTAATAATTTCGAAATCGCGTAATAAGTATAGATAATTTATTCATTTAATAACATTAAAGCCATTGTTGAATAATTCATTAAGTCAATTAATGTATCCTTTAATGATTCATCATTAATAAGATTCACACCACTTTTAGTTATAGAAAGATATCTTTTTAATTTATCCTCCATTCTCATTATAACACCTACAACACCATAAGTTGAGAATGCATCGCCATAATCTTTATTTTTTTTTGTAAATAATTCTAATCCATCATTTTGGATACTTTTAAAAGATTCAATTCTATTCATTATAATACAAAAGAAAATAATTTAGATTATTTTAATCTAAAACATATAATTCTTTTTCTGATAATACTAATTTAGGATATGTTTTTAATACAGTTATCATACGTCCTTCTAATTTCTTAACTCTTTCAATTTGTTTTTTATCCAAACCTAAATAATTATCAAGTAGATATTTTAGGGCTCTATTACCCATCGTTTTATAATTAAAGCTTATTGAATTACATTCATTTAAAATAACTTTGGTATCATGACCAGCATTTGCCAAATGAAATGTAATAAGGACCTCTATATAAAATTTACGCCCAACAGCTAAACAATCATTTAATGTTTGAAATAATTTTTTTTTTAATTGCTTATCTCTTATATTATCAATATCATCAAATAAACATAATGATTCTTTTAAATCTTCCATTGGTATATCATCATTTGCGAAATCATTATTTAATTGTACAATTTTTAATTTTTTGATATCTTTCAAACATCCTATATCAGATGTTATTGTAGTAAATAAATATATTGGTCTTTTTGGATGAACTTTAATATATTCTTTGATGTATTCACAACACCAGAAACTCTTACCACTTCCGGCCTGCCCAAATATTGCATTGCAACTCCTAAAACGTTTATCATTTGGTATTAATTGAAACTTTTCATCATCTTCTTCTAAAATTAAATCATTTGTTCCAAATTTTGAACCTTCACCTAAATATACAACAGCATCTTTTTTTCCATTCTTTTTTATTGATGCTATTGATTCACCATTTTGTTCTAAGTTTAATAGAATTTTTGACATTATTAATATAGATTATATTTTAAAACTTATTTTTTTTATAAAATGCTTTTGATAACTTATTTACTATATTAAATATTTTTTCCCGTAATGCTAATAATGGTTTATATAACATCTTCTTTGATTTAATTTTTTCTAATTTTACAAAGTCATTAGTTAAATCTTCAATAGTATTATACGATGTTTGGAATTTCATATTATCAAGTGCGTTTAATAAATGTTTCATCAATACTGGTTTTTGTTTTTCTAATAATAATATTAACACATCTAGATCAGAACGAGCCTTATTTAATATTCCAACACTACTATTAAAGAATTCTAATAATTTTTTTAATTTTGGATCATTTCTATTTTTAATACTTCTCCAACTGAAATTGCGTTTTAAAGCTTTATTATAATTATTATCATTAACTTCTCCTGCTTCATTTTCTTTGAGATCATTAATAATATTATTAACATCAATATTACTATTATCTACATTTGATTCTCCTTTCAATTTAATATAATATTTTTCAGATATTTCAACAAATGTATTATTAATATAACTAACTACGTCTAATTTTATTAAACTTTTTTGTTGGATTGCTTCACCTAATGTAATATATCTATTATCCAATAATAATTTTTTATTATTTCTAACTTCATCTTTAGTCCATTTTAATGGCGTATTATCAATATTAATACCACATTTAAAATCTGTTATATAACTATAACTGCGTTTAGAATCCAAGGTTCTAAATATATATTGGAAATATTTTACAATTTTATTAATTGATCCTTTTGAATTATCATAAAAGCCGTCAACATCATAATCTGAATTATATAAAATATTCTTGATATTACTTGATCCAATAACTTTATATTTACTTGATAAACTAATAATATCCAATACATCTCTTAATTTTTTAACATAAGAATTAATATCTCTTTCTAAAAAGAAATCTGAGTCCATTATAATTAGATTATAAAATAATTAAATTATAATTTACAAAAAGCGTTTAGTAGTTGAATGTGTTATAAATGGATTATCTGATTGAATAAAATATCCGCCAACCATTCTATCAGTTCCAAAACTACGACCTGATCCAACTTTTGAAAAAATAGTGTAATCTTTTAATTTAGTATAATTACGAATACTATCATTTATTTGGTTATATAATCCTGATAATTCTTTTTCAAGTTGTTTATATAATGTTTGTTTAATTAATGCACCGCTCATATCACTATATGATTTTAACATTTCTAATTTTGATTTCATTAACTCATTCGCATTATAAATTAATTTAACTTGTTCTTCATCTAGATAATTAAGATTCTTTTTAATTCTAGTAATATATAATGATGTAGTACGACCAATAAATTGTATTAAACTTGTTATTAATTCTGCAACTTTTGATAAATATGATGGAACAGGTGTATTTTGTCCCATATTAGTTAATTTAACTAATATTTTATCAAGTTTTTTAGCGACTTCTAAATTTGCTACAGCATTATCTTTTGGTTGTTCTGGTAATGGTTCAAATTCTTCTGGATTTTCTGATAATACTAATGGTTCAGTTGTCGATGGTTGTAATGTTGATGGTTTAGATTGTTTCGCTTGAACAGTATCAAGAAAACTTAAAACATCACCCTTTGTTGTATTCTTATTGAATAAAGATATGGCGTTTCTATCTGATTGGTTAATACCTTCTAATCTTAGTAAATCTTTTTTAACACCAGTTAATTTAAATTTAGGATTAGATGAAATAGCATCTCTAACAACATCAACTTGTAATCTATCTTTCTTTGCACCTCCTCTATATCTTCCAGAACCAAAAGTTCCAGATGATTCATCATAGTTTTTAACATATTCGTCAATTTTTGGTCTACTATTTAATTTATTAACAAAATTAGTATTAAATCCTAATGATTTTAAAAGTTTTTGTATGTCTTTAACACTTAATTCAGGTTTACCTATATTTGTTTGTTCCTTTTTAATTAATGCATTTAAACTCTCATTCAATTTCATTGGCGGGTATGTATCTTCAACACTAAATGGTAATTCCATTTTCTTTGCTTCTTTTAATTTTTTTTTTGATAATTCTTTTCCTTCTGTTTGTCTTTTCATTTCTGATATCATTTCTACTTTTTTCCTTAAATTATCAGCTTCTCTTTGCAATTCTAAATTTTTCAGGGCATCATCTTTTAAATAACCATAATAACCATCAGCAATTTTATTTAATAATTTATCAGATTCTAATTTTGCTTGTTTTTCTTGTTCTGTTAATCTTTCTTTTTCTTCTAATCCTTGTGATATTTTCATTATTGCTTCAATATTTTTCATTGTTTGTTCAGTATCAGTTAAATTAGATAAATCACGATATTGTTTCATTTGTTCTTCAATTAAATCTCTTTTTTGATATAAAAAATCTAATTCATCTTCTATATCTTGAATATCAGGTGATACTTGACCTGTTGATAAACTTTTTCTTGCTTCTTTTTTAAGTGCTATTTCATATCTTGGTATAATTATATCTAATTGTTCTAATGTAAAATTTAAATCTGGATTTACTCTAAAATTAGTATCATCACCAATATCATCAACAACTGTATCAACAACATCAACAACTGTATCAACAACATCAACATCTGCATCTAAAACATCGCTTGTTGTTTGTGATGGATATAATGTATCTCTTCTATTTTCCATATCTTCTAATTTATCTTCTAATTCATCTATTATTGGATCTTCTACACCTGTTGCTAATACTTTATTTCTCCTTTCTTTTATTCTACTTTTTAATTTTGCAATCATTATATTAAAAAATTCTAATGATTCTGATGAAGTACCCTCTTCTAATTCAATTGGTAATGAATCAAGTGGTTTAGTAGGTGCTTTAATTACTGATAATGGTGTTGTTGGTGTTATTGCGATTGTTTCAGTTTCACCTGTTCCACCATCTCCTCCATCATCTGAAACTACAATTTGATTACCTTTAGTTTTCACAACTTTAGATGGTATAAAAAGATATGTTTCAATCTGATCAAGTGTATAATTAATTTGATTTAAATTATTGATGAATTCAGAACCATAAATTTGTAAGTTATCTTTTGCTTTACCGTCATCAACTATATTCTTAATAGGTGTCGCATTTTCTCCTATATTATTTCTAGATCTCCTGAATAATTGATTATTAATATCAATAAAATCATTTTTTGAATAATCTATGTTTGCCATTATATATTATAATAAATATTTTATTTATAAATTATTTATTATATTATTATTTATCTTAATATATTTTCATTTTTTTGCATCTCTAATTGCTTTCATTTTTGCTCCCCACGCTTTAGCCTCAGGTGATCCTTTTGCAAATCTTGCCTTACGTGCTCCACCACAACAACTACCACCTTCAATAATATTTAATGGTTTTTTAAGTCCTTTAACATTTTTTGATAATGCATCTTTTAAATCTTGACTGTAAACCATTCCTTCTCTAGATTTAACTTTATTAATAACATTATTAACTTTATCCATAATAGGACCACCACCCAATTTGGATTTAACCTTTCCATATAAATCATACATATCGCTTGCAGTATCAACACCTACTTTACCATAATGAATTATATCTTTCATACTCATCTTTCCTCCTTCTTTTGGCTTCCTTCCTCTTCGTTTTCCAGATCCTAAAAGATAATCAGTTAATGCACTAGAAGCCTTAGCACTTGCAAGTCCCATTGCAGGCCCACCTTCAACTGTTCCAATCGCACCACTTAAAACTGGTACACCAACCTTTAATATTTTTTTAGAAATATTCCCTGTTTTTTTTGCAAAATCTGTAAATTTATTTCCTCCTTGCATTGACGTTTCATTACCTGTGAAACGTCTATAAGCACGACCACCAACCGCAAGAGTTGATGGTTCTTCCACACTTGTTCCAGCTAAAATAGTATTTGAAGCCCTTACACCACCAGATAACATTTTAGGTTCTTTAAATGGTAAGCGTTGATCACATATATCTTGTTGCATTCTAAGACGTTGAGCAATTCCTTTATTATAATTCATTAAGGCTATATCATTAACACTATCACTGTATAAATTATCATATCCATAAATTGATGTCATATATATAATTATTTATATTTTAATTTATTAAATTTTTTTATTATATTCTTTATAATATTCTTTATGTTTTTCTTTATTTAATAAATAATATTTTTTTGCGTATTCATTTGCTTTTTGTTTATTATTTAATCTATATTCATTTATTTTTTCTTTATGTTTTTCTTTAAGCATCTCTTTATTTTTTTCATAATATTCTCTTTTAGTTCGCGTTGGTATATTTTTATTAATACATTCATTATTTTCAATATAATAACGCTCTTTTTTTTCAAGTTCTAATTTACTATTACAATTAAATATTTCTACTAATATTATTTCAAAATTACCATTTTTAATAATTTCATATGCTTTAGAATCATTACTACGTTTATGTTCGTATAATCTTTTAGGTAAAGTTTGAATTGTTGAACCATAGTAATTTAAACCTGTATTATTACAAACTAATTTATATATTTTACTATTATTATATTTATTCATTATTATTATATAAATTATCTCTTTAAACGATCATATTAAAATTTAACAACAAATTCCATTTTAATAACTGGCTTTGTATAATGTTCAATCTTTATTTTACCATCTTCTAAAAACTTTGTTTGCTTAACATAATTTTGATTTTGTAATTTAATTCTTGATTGATATGTGAATCTATAATAATATCTATCTTCATTAATGCGTTTATAATTACCTAGATTTTCCTTAATTAAATATTCCGTTGAAGATTCCAAAGTAAAGAATTCTTTATTAAAAAATATTGATTGTATATTTAAGTTTTCCATTATATAAATACAATAGAAATTAATTAATTTATACTAAACTATTATTTTTATTACGGGATTTTGTAAAATTACGTAATTTTGCCCCAATTTAAGAAAGTATTCTCGGGAAAGTAAAATATAAGAAAACTTTATGATTTTGGGGCAAAATTACGTAATAATTTCAAAATCGCGTAATAAGTATAGATAATATTTATAATTTCTTTGGTTTAAAAGGTGGTAAATTTCTACTACCTTTGATTATATTTTTCAACTTAATTTGTTCTTTTAAATTTTTAGGGTCAATTTCTGAAACTGTTAAAGGTGTTTTTTTATTAACTTTTTTCGTAGGTCTATAAACTGGATAATCTCCATCTCCAATATCAGACCAATTTTCTTTAAACCATTGTTGAAGTGGCTTCATTTTACCATCATTAGTATATGTACCTCCCTCTGATTTATATAATTTTTGAATAAAACCACTTTTATACGCACTATTTTTTTTATAAATTGTATCAGCATAAGCTTTAACTTTATCATATAATTCTTGATTATCTATTCGTCCTTTACCTTCTAATATTTTGGTTGAATGTTCCGTTAATGGATTTATAGATGATGGTTTTAATACTACATCACTCTTTTTTGTTTTAGTAAAATAACTAACAGGGTCAAAATATGATTTAACAACTTTAGCATTAGTTTTTCCAATAATTGCGGGATTAAGTGTAATATTCTCATCACCTACTAAATTACGTTTATCAAGAGTGTTAGCAATATTACCACTTTGAGAATGTGAAACAACTGAAACATTTTGTTTTCCATACTTTTCATTTGCTTTCTTTTGTGTCTCTTCTGCATTTTTATACCTATTTGTTTTAGAATGTAAACCAAAAGGAATTAGTAAGTTATTACTCCAATCCATTAAATTATCAGTACCACTTATTGAGTGTACAACTTTACCAGTTTTTTTATTTACATATACTTTATCTCTTCTTGTTGATAATTCATTATCTAATTCATAATCATCAATATTTTTAACATCTCTTTTACTTTTATAACCAGCGTCAACAAATTGTTTTAATTCTTTTTGGTCAATTGCTCCACCTCTATATTTTTCATTTGGCGTACCAAAAACAAGTACCACAAAAGGATTAATTTTCTTTGAAACAAATGTAGTCTTTATAAAATTTTGTTTTGGAAAAACTCTCACCCTAAAATTATTTGTAGTTTCTCTAACAAATTTTTTATTTTTCAAATGTTCTTTAAAATGTAATTTAGCATATTGTAAAGCATCATCTTTTGTTTTAAATTTAGATTTATTTAAAATAATTGTGTGTAATACAAGATTATCATCCATATAATTTATTATATATATAATAATATAATAAATTATTTAATATTTTTTTGATGTTTATTAGTTTTAAAATGTTTAATCTTGGTTGCTTTACAATAACTACCACCACATTGACAAATTATTTTTTTAAATAATTCTTCTTTATTTTTTTGATATCTTATTTTATCATCTTCTTTTATTTTATCTTTATTATCTTCACGCCATTTTATTTGATAATTAATAAAATATTCTTTATTACATTCAATCCATTCTTTTTTAGTTCTACCAGCAATGCATTTATTTACACATTCCAAATCACGAATATATTTCCCTTCAAGTTGTCTTAATTCATCTTTACTATTGCATTCTTTTGCTTCTAAAAGTTCTATTTTACAATTTTCTAATCCGTATTCATCAAATAAAATAAATGATGATACATTGTGTGATTTTCCATTTTTATAACTTTTATATTGACTACGATGCTTATCCATTCGTTGGCTTAAATACTCTTTTGTTGTTGAACCAATATAAATTTTATCACCTATTAAAGACCAAATCTTATAAATTTTTGAATTACTATAATTTACCATTTATTAATTTAAGTTGCTTTTTCTTTAAATGAATATATAATAATTAATAAAATAATTATATATAAATTATATTATATAATGCCAAATAAATGGATTGAATTTGTTAAAAAATATGCAAAAGAAAATAATATAAGTTATGCTTGTGCAATATCTGAAGCATCAAAAGTTTATCAGAAACAACCAAAACTATCTAAAATAGATGAGTTAAGGAAATATTATCCAAGTCAATTAGAATCAATCATTAATAAATTAAATAAATATAATAATGATGGTAATTTAGAAAGAGGTTTGCAAGTTGCAAGACAAATAATAAGTAGTAAAACAAATCCAAAAGATTTTATTAACTATATGAAAGAGACTAAACCAAAAATATATAATTTAATAGTTAAAGAAGATTAAATTACCAGAGTAAACGTAGGCTTAAATTATTTGGTGAATATTCATCATCTCTCCAATTACCTTTAACACCATTCATACGATTTCTATAATTAATAATTCTAGTCATATCCTTATGACGTGTTCCATCAGTATATCGAATATCCCCAAAATGTCTCCATTTTCCTTCATCATCTAGAATCATATATTTTTTATATTTTCTAGTTGATAAATATACTGGTTTATTATAAATCTCTTCTGAACGTCTATCTACTTCTTTAGGATTACTTACTTTAACTAATTCTTTATATTTATCATCATAAAGTTTTTCGTATTTTTCCATATATATTATATTAGATTTTTATTTTTTACTTCTTTTTTTAGTTTCCTTTGGACTATCAACGCTAGGTAATCCAACTTGTACACCTGAAATTTTATTAGCTTTTAATTTTTCATTAATTTCATCAATTGAGAAACCAACCAAATTTTTAACGGTTTTATTAATGTTTTCAAGTTGTTCAGAATAATCAACTTTTGGTTTAACTTCTTTTGGTTCTTTTGGTACTACTGGTTTATTCTTTCTTGCTTCTCTTTGTAATCGTCTCTTTTCTTTGAGTGCTTCTATTTTAATAGGGTCAGTCTCAATAACCTTAGGCTTTAGTGGTTTAATAATAATCTTAAAATTATCCATTTGTATATAATCTATATTAGATTATTTTTTTAGAATATTTTTTTTAAAAACGCATTTTAATAATATATATAAATTTGCCTAATTTCTTCTAATTCCTCACCAAATAATAATATATCCCTCATTAATCAATTCTTATTTTTTAAATCTGATAAACTCATCCCATAATCTCTATTTAATTGTGTGTTGTCTTTTAATTCAACTTTTTGTCCATATTTAATTAAATTATTCCTTCTTATTTCTGCTTCTTCATCTTGTTTTGCTTTAATTAATGTATAAACATCACATCTTTCATTATATAAATTATTAACTTTCTCTTCTATTTTACTTTTTTCAAAATTCATATCATTAATTTTACGTTCAAACTCAAAGTATTCCGTTGTTAGTTCTGGTAAAGTACATTTACTATATTTATCTCCCATATAATATAATCTAGATTATTTTTAGAATATTTTTTTTAAATAAATTCATTTTGTGATATTATTATATTCCTACTTTTTGGTGAATCGCTCTCATTTGATGAATATGATGATGTTGATGAACTTGAAATATCAGTATATAATTCTTTTTTATTTTTTCCTTCATTTTTAAAATATTCATTTATTTGTAATAAATCTTTATTAATATTTTTATATAATACACTACTTTGTTCCATTAATTTAGAATATTCAGAAAATGATTCTTCTAAAAATAATTTTGGGTCTCCTTGTTTTAAAGTTAATTGTTTATAAATATTAATACTTAAAATATAATATGCTTTACTTAATTGAATTTCATCATTTATATTATTTGATAAATTTAAATATAACTTGATAGAACTTAAAATAGTAATAACCATACTAATACTAGTAGTAATTATAGTATTATAATAAGAGTTTATAACATCTAATGATGTGAATGATGCACTAAATACTGAAAATACAATAATAGGAATATCGAACAAGCGTCCTAATGAATTATAATATATAAATCTTGATATATGTTTTTTATTTAATGATATTGAGTTGACTCTGATTCTTTGTAAAATATTTACTAAATTTTCATTCCAATCATCCATATATATATTATTATAGGTTATATAATAATATAAATAATATTTAATTAATTAAACACTAACAATATTAATTTTAATTGATTCTATATTTGAAATAGGAACTGTAGGTGAAAAATTAAAAAAAAATACACTAAATTGTCCAGTAAAAATAGCGGGACAAGCATCACTTCTACCACTTTCTAATAGTTGTTCTACACCTTCATTTAAATAATTATACTTTGCGTAAAAGGGCAACTCATCTGCGATTACTGTAATGGATTCAATTTGGTAATTTTCAAATGGAATATTCCAATAAAAAATATTATCCTTTCTAACTGCGTTTGAGATATTAAGTTCCATTATATATTTTATAAAAGAAATTATATATTTTATATTTTATTTAATTTAGGAAATACGAGTAACTGTTAAGTTTAAATATAAACTAAAACCATTTAATACTCCAACATTTGCAGTTCCAAATGTTATTGCCATTCCTACTTGATTTCCAATTGCGGATGAAATATCCATTACTACCGCTTGTTGTAAAGAATATTTATTTGTTGCGTTTGGTTTTAAACCTTCAATTTCAATCGCTTGATTTGCTGGCGTATCTCCTAAAGTAAGAGTTTGATTTATTGTAAGTGGTTGTAAAAGTGTATTATAAACTGTCCTCATACTAACAGTTGTTGATACTACTAAAGTATTCATTGTTAATGCACTATTCACTATATAACGACCCGTTGGAATACTATTGATAAAGGCGTATACCTGTTTTGTTGTTCCTGTTGTTGTAAAAAAACCATTTCCACCTGCATTATTTCTATATGTTTCTGTTCCTCCAATTTGATTTAATCCAGCAACTCCAATTGCAGGTAGAACTGTAGAATATAACATTGTAATAGGTTGGTTAATTCTTGGATTTGTTAAATTAACTTGAGTCCCTACTAAATTTGTAGATGTTGTTGTTGCTGTTCCTATAGTTATTGCTCCAGTACCTGTTCCTCCGATTGTAGTTGTCGCATTACCAGTAGTATTAATATTTGTTGTTCCTGTTATTGCGTTTGTTGTTCCACTTACATTAACCGTAGCCCCTTGAATAGTGCTCGTTGAAGAACCTGCTGTTCCGATTGTTGTTGTTCCCCCACTTGATGTATTAATATTTGTTGTTCCATTTATAGCTGTAACTGACCCATTTATACCTATATTTGTTCCCGAATAACCACCTGTAGCACTATTATTAATATTTATTCCTCCACGCATATTTATAGTTGAACTTTGAATACCAATAGTCGTTGTTGTTGAACCTGAATTACCAATATTTGTTGTTCCCGCAATATTTGTTGTGGTTGTTCCTAAAGTTGCATTACCTATATTAATCGTTCCCGTTTGTCCAGAACCATTATTAATTTGAGTATTACCAATTGATCCTACACCATTATTGATATGAACACCAGAACCCGCTATATTATTAATACCATCACCGAGATGTAATACAACGGAACGACCCGCTTGTGTTGAAATCTCAACATTTTCAGTTGCTGAACCAGAACCAATTTTTAATATTTTTGTAGGTGCTGAATTTATTGTTAAATTATCAGTTGATACAATTGTATTTTTAGTAAATGTAGTTTTTATTGTTCCATCTGAAATTTGTATATCATCAGTTGATAAAGTATTTGTGCTAGTTGTTTGATTTGATAAAAAAATATGGTCTGGTGCTAGTTCAAGATTATTTGATGTTAAAAGAGATGAATTAGAAAAATTTAAACCTATAAAATCAGATTGTGCTCCAACACTATTAGTGATAGGACCAACAATTTTTTGTATATTAAAACCATCTAAATTATAAAATGTTGATTTACCTATATCTATTAAACTACTACCAAATTTTGATATAGTATTATTTATAGTATTTGCTAGATTGGATATCACAAGACCTGACGTATCATAAACTGCCTTTGCTATTGAATTAGATAAAGTCATTCCTGTGCGATTAATCGTATTGATTGCTGGAACTGCTGGAAAAACAACCGCTTCTGTCATTATTAAATCATCTTTGGTCATTGTTGCATCAGTGGTTGTGCTAGTTAGTTGAAGTTGAGTTCTAGTTAAATAACTTTGAGTATCTGTAGATAAATTATAAATATTAATTTGTGTATTATTCATTTCATTAGTTTCATCAACACTATCTAATAATATGGTTGGATTTCCAATAGTTGGATTACTGAGCGTTATTGTTCTAGTAGTTGTACCCGTATTTTCTGTTAATGTTAATGAATTTTTTGTTTGTAAATTACTTATTGTTCCGCCTGTATTGGATAAACTAAAGTCTGTTGCATCTATACCGAATACATCAGTAGGTAGTGTAAATGATAGTGCCTCATTCGTTAATAAACTTTGATTAGTTCCATTAGATATATTTATTTCACTTGATGATAATGCATTTATATAAGTTCCATCTGTTATAGTTGCCCCTAATGCTGTTAATTGATTTGTTGAAGATGTTAATAAAACACTATCAGATCTTCCTAATGAAAGAATTTCAGATGAAGAACCACAAGAAGTAGACACATTACCAACTGTTTTAGAAATAAGAAAATCATTCAAATTATAATAAGTGCTTTTATTTGTGAATGGTTCAGCAAAACCTATTCCAGAATTATAAATTACACTTGTATTTACACCATCCGTTATAGTTGAAGAACTAGGAATAATAGTTGTGATTTCTGAGGTTTCTTTATTGATTAAAGTAAGTGTTGAATCACTTAATAATGATTTTGTCCCTAATGCTATATTATCATTATTAATTTCTTGTAAAAATCCATTAGATAAAGATATAGTTCTATTAGTTTTATTAATATCATCAATTAAATATAATATATCATCTTTAAAATTTGATTCTTTCAAATTTACTGTATTTTGATTAAAAAAACCACCTTCAACTGTCATTGAACAATTTCTAAGTTGTTCATTCACAAAACCCGCTAAAATCGCACCAGAATTTGAGAAATTATTATTTGTTCCTGTTGTAGTGGTAAATATTAATGAATCTTTTGATAAATTAAATTCTTCCGTTCCTGCATCATCTCTAATAATTATTTTATTTGGTCTTATATCATTCGTAATACCAAGCTTAGAAAGAATAATAGTTTCATTTGCTGTATTTCCCGCATTAAGAACACTTTGAAGAGTTGGAACGGCTGGTGCTGGAATATTACTAATTGCTGTAGATACGTAAGCTGTGGTTGCTAGTGCTGTAGTATTAGAAGGATAAGTTTGTGTTATTCCTGTTGAACCTGTTGTTAAATTTACTGTTGCAGTTCCTAAAGACATTGCACCAGTTGATGAAATACCGTCAACTGTCATCGATATTGTCTTAGTTCCATTCGTAATTCCCATTGAGGTTGATGAAATATTATTTTGAAGAGTATTATTGGTATTTTTCATTGATAATTGACCACTTGTTAAGGTTGCACTTTCTGTTGTAGCAGGATTTGCACGAACACGAACAGGACAATTTATATCTATTTGTGATGATGAATTTAAGTTAAGAATATTTGTGGATGATAAACCAGTTGGAGATACTGTTAAAGTAGTCCCAGTAATACCTAAATTTAAAGCAGTTGCAGATAATGATGATGTAGTTGAAGGTGTAACTTTATTTACACAAGTTAATCCTGTTGCATTTAATGTTGATTTATTACCTAATACTGAACTTGTTGTGTTTCCATCTAAACTTACAAATGCTTCATTAAGTGTTCCAGATAGTTTTGTAGTAGCATTTGTAGTAGTTAAACCAGTATTTAAGTTAAATCCACCCGAACGAGTCTCAGCACCAAATAATCCACTTAATGAAATACCATCCGTTCCATATTCAGATATTGAACTTGTTGCAGGTTTTATAATAGATATTTTATCCGATGTGATATCATTTGTAATACCAGATGTTAATAATCTTAATTTTTGTGTATTTAGAGTTGCTTGTTGAACAATTGTTGTATCATTTAAAAAAACAGAAGTAGGCGAGATTATAGTTTGTTTAGGTAAATTAGTTAGACTAATAGATGCGGATGTTCCCGTTGCAGTATTACCAGCAATTAATACATTTTGTAAAGTATCCGTAGGTATTACTGGTGGATATGCAGAATTATTAATAGTAGTTAAATTAATATTATCAACATTTAAAATATCATTATTATTCATATTAATATCAGATGCACCCGCACTATTACCAGCA